CCTTTACTTACGCAATACCAATCATCGGTGACTTTTGCCAATGTGAGTGATTCCGTCATTTATTTCACCACAATGCGGCCAAATTACTTTGTGCCGGGTCAATCTGTTGTTGTTACCGGGGCCGGAGCTTACAACGCGACTTACACAGTCACCGATGATCGGATTGAGCCATACACATTTACAGCTGCAACAGCGGCAGCTGATCGAACCTATCCATTGCCGTTTATTCCAGCGGCAACAGCGACATTGAGTGGAGCATCGGCAGCCCAGCTGTACGCATCGACACCACCAATTGAAAATGCAATTTTGCTTGTGTCGGTTGAGATTTTTCAGAGCATCACAGCTCCCGGCAATCAGATCATGTCAGATAATTTTCAGCCAGCACCATTCGTGCTTGGTCGCAGCTTAACAAATAGAGTCATTGGTCTTTTAGGCCCGTTTCTCGATGTCGAAACGATGTGTCAATGAGCATCGAATCAGCCATCCGCACACCATTGAAAACAGCACTTTCAGGAATTGCTGCCAATGTGTACAACGGCATCCCAGAGACAATGACATCACCAAGCATATGTTTAATCCCGGATGCGCCGTATCTTGAAAGCGTTTTAATTAATGGATCGACCACAAAAGTCAAGATCAATCTGACTGTGACTGGTGTTGTTGCTTACGCTAACAATGCCGCAGCTTTGGACAATCTCGAAACATTGATGATCAGCATCATCAGCGCAATGCCGAACGGCTATGTTGTCGGCAATGTAAATCAACCTCAACCATTGGAAGTTGGCGCGGGCAAATACCTCACAGCCGATTTACAAGTCAGCACCTATTACACCAACTAAGGAGAAATCATGCCAACAACAATCATCACAGGCAGAGACATCACTTTCACCATTGCTGGTGATAATTTTGATGCACAGGCCACATCAGCAACATTGACTGTTGATTCAACGATCAACACATACCAGACACTCGATGGCAAGGCGTACTTTACGACTGACACTCAAGGCACATTTGCTGTTGAAATGTTGGCCGACTGGGGCGCAGCAAATTCACTTTGCGAGGAACTATGGACAGCGGCAACCAGCGCACCAAATACTGGCTTGTCTGTAATCTTTGGAGCAGATTCAGGCGCATCATTTGCGTTTGATGTGCAGCCAATTCTGCCAAGCGCAGGTGGTACAGCACCAGATGCACAAACTGTGTCACTAGCTTTCACCTGTGTCACAACACCAATTTTAACAATTAGCTAACAAAGGAGATCGGGAGCATGAAACTAGCAATCACAATTGAATTCACCACCGGGGAGAGTGCAACCTATACCGCGCTCCCACCGGAGTGGATGAAATGGGAACAGAAAACCGGAAACACTATTCAGCAAGTGTCTGAGAAATTGGGCATTGCTGATTTGATGTTTTTGGCATACCACGCAATGAAGCGCGAATCAGCTGGAAAGCCTGTGAAGCCTTTTGAGGTTTGGTGCGAGACTGTAACTGACATAAACATGGGAGAAACCGAAAACCCAAAAGTTACGAATCCGGATCAATAAACCGGATTCTTTGGGAATTGGCTATCGATACGGGATTGTCACGATCAGAGTTTCAAACAGCTGAGGATATTTTAACCGCTTTCGAGATACTGAGGATCAGAAATGGCAACTGAGTCAATCACTTATGACAAAGCTCAATTGCGCGGCATTTTGCAGGCTTTCAAAGGCATGGATGAAACAGCTGTGTCACAGGCCAAAGCCGTTTCAAATGGCTTGGCCACTTATGTGCAATCCAAAATCATTGCAGCATCCGGAAGCCGACCAAACAAAGCGGCAACTCGTATTGCTCAAGGATCGCGCGTAAGCAAATCATCAAAAATTGGTGAATTGTCATTTGGCTTTGTTTCTCAAAAATTCAGCGGCGGCGGTACAACTCAACAGCTTTGGGGCGGTTACGAATTCGGCTCAAATAAGTACAAACAATTCCCGGTCTGGTCAGGTCGCGAAGGTCGCGGATCGCGTGGATATTTTATTTACCCAACATTGCGTGCCGAACAGCCACACATCATCAATGAGTGGGAAAATGCTTTCACAAAGATTTTGAAGGAGTGGTGATGGCCGGTCAATCAAGAACTCTCAAGCTTTCGATTCTGGCTGACATCGACAACCTCAAAAAAAATCTTGGTGCTGGGTCAAAAGAGGTCGATGGTTTTGGCGGCAAGCTTGGTGGATTTGCTAAGAAAGCCGGTGCAGCTTTTGCCGTAGCTGGAGCAGCTGCCGCAGCTTACGCTGGCACATTGCTGATCGATGGCGTGAAGTCTGCCATTGAGGATGAAGCCGCTCAAGCAAAATTGGCAACAACTCTCAAAAATGTCACAGGTGCAACAAATAACCAGATCAAAGCTGTTGAAAAGTACATCACCGAAACAGCATTGGCCAACGGAATCACCGATGATCAATTGCGGCCAAGTCTTGATCGCTTAATCAGATCCACAAAAGATGCGACCAAAGCACAAGAATTGCAATCATTGGCTTTGGACATTGCAGCTGGTACAGGTAAGGATTTGTCGGCTGTCTCCGAGGCATTGGGCAAGGCATACGATGGCAACCTAGGAGCACTCAAGCGTTTGGGTGTTGGCATTGATGATTCAATTATTAAATCAAAAGATTTTGATGCCGCAGCTGCCGCGTTGTCAAAGACTTTTGAAGGTCAGGCATCGCAGCAAGCTGAGACATTTGCAGGCAAAATGGCACGGCTCAATGTGGCATTTGATGAAGCAAAAGAAACTGTGGGATCGTATGTGCTTGATGCACTCACACCATTGGTGAGCGGAATTGTGAACAAAGGAATTCCAGCACTAACAGATTTTGCAAACAATTTGGGCAAGAGTTTGGGGCCAGCCTTTGGCCAGATTGTCAAAGTAATCCGGGATGATCTTTTGCCAATTCTGACATCATGGTGGAAATTCCTTTACAACGAGATAATTCCAGCCATTGGATCGGTGGTTGGCCCAATCCTTGAAGGCTTAAAATCTGCATTTGATAAGATCAAAAAAGCCATCACAGACAACGAAGCCGAATTGCAGCCATTTTATGATGCGCTTGCAAAGGTTTGGGATTTCATCAAAAAGTATCTTGCACCACTTTTGGGCGGTACTTTCAAAACCGCTTTGGAAGTCATCGGCACTCTTGTCGGTGGCCTTGTCACAGGTTTCTCAAAGCTTGTGGGATTCATTTCAAACACAGTTACAAAGATCAAAGAATTTGTAAATTTTGTTAAAGATAATCCTGTCACGCGTTTTTTCTTTGGCGATTCAAATGATAAGTCGCTCAAAGCCGGTGTGGGTTTTGATGGAGGCGATACAGGATCAGCCGGGGGTGGTTTTGACACCGGGCCAGTTGGTGGAGGATTCATGCCATCGGCTGATTCGCCTACTTTTACAGGCGCACCTCTTGATGCTTATTCACCAGCCATGCAAGCTGCAATTTTAAGGCGAGAGGAATTAAAGGCAGAAACCGAAAGATTGCGACAAGCTCGCGAGGCAGCCGCAGCTGCACGATCAGCGGCCACCGGTGGGCTTTCAACAGCTGAAAGAATTGTGATCAATGTGAACGCTGCATCGGTCATCGATGAAGAAGGTTTCAACCGGGCTGTGGTTGATGCGCTGAACAATTCTTACTATCGCGGCACAAATGGGCCGGGAAGCCTTGTGGCAATCTAATGAGCCTTTTCAATCCTGTTTGGCGTGTCAGAGTTGGAGGCATTGAATACACCAATTATGTGCTGGCCAATCTGACAATCACCACAGGCCGGACAAACATTTATGAGCAAGCCAATGCCGGGTATGTTAATCTCCAGCTGATCAATCTGGATCAATCAATCATTGACATCGAAATCAATGATGCAATAAGCGTTGAATTGCAAGATTCCACAAATACTTTTGTGCCAATTTTTGGCGGCACAGTTGTGGAATTTGACATTGGTATCGCTGCATCTGGTGTGGTTGGCATCAACCAATCGGTGTCAATTTTGGGTCTGGGAGCTTTGGCCAGATTGCCAAAATCATTGACCGAAGGTGTACTTGTAAAGGATCATGATGGCGATCAGATTTACAGCATTTTATCTGATCTGTTGCTCAACACATGGAATGAAGTACCAGCTGCATTGCAATGGAATACTTACACACCGACAACGACATGGGCCGATGCTGAAAATTTAGGATTGGGCGAAATTGATCGTCCGGGTGAGTACGAGCTGGCAAAACGAAATGCATCAACGACCGATGTTTATTCACTAGTATCCGCGCTCGCGACATCCGGATTGGGCTACATTTACGAAAACGCGCAAGGCCAAATTTCCTATGCCGCAGCTTTACACCGATCAATCTACCTGGCTACAAATGGATATACCGATGTCTCAGCTGCACAAGCTCTTTCTGATTCGCTATCTATTCAAACCCGATCCGGTGACATTCGAAATCAAATCACCATAAAATACAAGGAAAATTCAACCTTAGAGGTCACAGATACCGATGCCGAGTCAATTTTGGCATTTGGCCCACTCGCACAAATCATCACTACGACCATCGAAAATCAAACCGATGCAGAGGATCAAGCTGCTTTTTATCTTAAACTCAGGTCATATCCACAAGCCAATTTTCGGCAGATCACTTTTGAGCTGACAAACTCAGAAATTGATGATGCTGATCGCGATGCATTGATTGGCATTTTTATGGGATTACCTTTAAGAATCACGGATTTGCCATTGAACATGTCAGCTGGCACTTACCTCGGTTTTGTCGAAGGTTGGACATGGCGTGCCGCTTATAACAGCGTGTCGGTCACGGCTATCCTTTCGCCATTGGCATTTTCATTGCAAGCCATGCAATGGCAAGATGTCGCAATTGCAGAGCAATGGAACACAATCAGCGGCAGCTTAAATTGGGCTGAAGCGTTAGTCGTAAGTTAAGGAGACACAGGTGAGCAATCCCACTAGTTCGTTTGGCTGGCAAATGCCGACACCGACCGATTTGGTCACGGATTTGCCGGCTGATTTTGAGGTATTTGGCCAAGCGGTTGATACATCTATGGCCGATCTTTTAGGCGGCACAACCGGCCAGATTCTTGCAAAGAATTCAAACACCAACATGGATTTTGTGTGGATCACAAATGATGTTGGTGACATCACAGCCGTTACAGCTGGCACCGGAATTTCAGGCGGCGGCACATCTGGTGCGGTCACAATTACAAATTCAATGGCAACCGAAATCACGGCAAAAGGCGATTTAATTGTTGGCACCGGCAATGCAGCTTTTGACAATTTACCAGCCGGCACAAATGGCCATGTCTTGACAGCGGATTCAACAGTAAGCCCAACTGGCCTCAAATGGGCTGCGCCAGCAGGCGGTGGAAAAGTCTTGCAGGTTGTAACGGCAACAAGTACCAGCAACACTGCAGTTGCGACAACTACATACACTGACACAGGTTTAAGCGCATCTATTACGCCAAGTTCCGCGTCAAGCAGAATCCTAGTTTTAGTAAATCAAAACTCTAGATGCTTCAGAGAAGTCTCAACTAGCGGTTTTGGCATTAAACTAT